GTATCAGGCGCATAAATAGCATCATCTGTAAATAGTGGAACTATGCTATGCGCCCTCGACACTTTATCACCGACTGGGTTAACTAATTGTACGCCCCAATTCTCTCTATTGTGCAATCGTCTAATCTCATTGGCGACGTCATGGCCGCGAGACTTATCTTCAATTAGTAGTCGCTTGACTTTGTATCTCTTGCAGCCATCCGCTATCCAATCAACCAGTCCCCAATTCTCTTGCTGGCGCTGTTTAAAATGAATAGGAAGCTCGTTGGGAAGGGCTGAAATTACCTTGCCGTTCAATGGCAATCTCTTTTGCCACGCATACATCAGCATCGCTCGCCGATTACGCGCCCGATCTAAGAAGATGCCCCAAATCGTAAATGCATTGAAGTCGTTCTCTTCTTTCTCTTTGTAAGCGGTATCTAGACTGCCTACAATCAATTCAAAGTCTGGGAATTCGCGTCGTCCCGCATACCATTCCAAACCATATTTCTGTGCTTCGATATGGTCCCAAGGCTGCCACCAAGCTCTTTGTATAATACCACCGCCTTTGGGATGAGGCTCTTGTTGTAGTCTGCCTGATGCAAGATAAGGTCCTAGTGCTTTCTCAAGACCTCTAATTTCAAACTCACCAAAGCGCTCGGGCCACATCAATTCATCGCCATCAGGATCGCGGGGGTCCTGCCAAGCTTCATCATCATCATATTGCGGCAGCTTAATGGTTACACAGTGACGTGAAGGATCATGTCTCATGGGGATCATGACATGCACTAATTCGTCTTCGCTATCTAACCACACTCCTGAGACATCTTCTTGATGAACTCTTTGCTGCACATTGATAATAGCAAAAAAGCCCTCTTGCGGATTGTTGCGACGAGTTGATCTAAACTCGTCCCAAAAGGTAGAAGCTCTTAGGCGGTCTGCACCTGTCTCAACGACACTTTTATCATTGGTCTTTTCAGTATTGTTTAAGTCATCCCCTATGCCGATATCATATCCCAGTCCAAGTAGAGAGCCGCCAATAGACGTGCTTTGGCGAGAGCCCCCCTTATCATTATCCATATGCCCTTTAGCATTCTGATCCTGCATGAACTTGAGCGGCCAGCGCTTTTGGTACCAATCACTTTGTACTAATCGTCTGAATTTATTAGAGCTGTCTAATGTCAGCTTATCTGAATAGGAGGCGCATAAGAACTTAACTTGTGGTCCGGACAATGGGCCAATGGCATGGCTTCTTGTCCACACCCAAGCTGGAAACATAATAGACACAACTGTCGTCTTGGCACAGCGAGGAGGTATGTTTATCAAAAGTCTTGGGATGTGACCTAATACTAAAGCTTCTAGATGATCACACATCGCTCCAATTGCCCAACTATCTTGGAATGGAGCAGAATCAATATAAGGCCAAGCTGCCTCTACAAAGTCCCGCAAGCTATCTTGACAACGCTCTTTCTCTTCTAACAGAGAATAGCGGTCAATCTTTAGCTTTAAGTTGGCGAGACGTTCTTTACTGAATACTACTGGAGAAGCAGAGGGCATTATTTGTTATACTTATTATGCCTTTGTCGTCGCTCCAACCGCCAACCTAGTCGGTGGTTTTCATAATCCAGTGTCAATGGATAGCTCAGCCTTAGATCTTCTAATGCCTCTTCTATCTCTTGTTTTGAGAACTTGAACTTAGTACTGAAGGAATTGGCTTGGTTTCTGATTTGGATTGCAGAATAGCGATGGTCTTTACCTTCCCGCCGCAACCTTAGCATAGTGCCATACAATATAGCGCGGATGCTCATTCTAATTCCAACATTGCCTTAAATGCAATTTCAGCAGACAATAGATTATTGATTCCTTGCTGCGTGTAATCATACGCTCTTTGTCGTGTCATCGACGAAATATTGCTGCAATAGATCTCAAACAGCTTTTGGCATTGCGCATCCATTGCAGATTCTAGCATTTGAAGTCGACGTTCTTTAGTCATAGTACTAAATCGTCGTCTAGACTTGTATAATTACGTTCTAACAACCAGCGCTTAGATTCAAGCCTTGCTTCTTTGGGCAGGGACTTGGCGCCTGTACGTGCTTTGTGAATAGCTATCTGACAAACATCATCCGGCATTTTAGGCTGACTTGGACTATGCTTAGCATAGAAAGCATGACATCTTTCAATATCATTAGCCAATAACATTTCATCACGTTCTTTTACAAACGCCTTGATTTCATCTAATGCAGACTCAGTTGGCATCTATTAAAACCGTATCTTCACCAACCTTAGGTTCCCAAAGGTAGCTTGAACCATCAGGCTTGGTACAACTGTAAATATCCAGAGGCGGCACACAATAGCTCATACAAATTTGCTTGCTGCCGTCCATCGTCATACTGCATTTCTTTTGCATGTTGCAGGGAACGGCCGCTAAAGTTGTTGCTAGGATAAGCGTGCAGATATCACTCATTTGTTTTTACCAATTGCAAAATAGTTGCTTCTTTTTTCTCGGTCTGATGAACAATTGGTGGGCAGCACACCACCGCAACTTTATTGCACGTCTCTCTCTTATAAGAGGACATGTCGTCATTCTCAGCTAACCAATTTAAGAATTGGGTTTCCCATTGCCATGATGTGACGTATTGTTTAGTTCCTTTGGTATAAGTAATAAACATTCACTTATTCCTCCAACGCTGCCCTGATGGACAAGTTGCATCTGCAATAGCTACTTGATTAGTACTGCCATGCATCAAGCCATCATCCGGTACACAGAGTTCAGGCAGCGATTTGGGTAAAGGTTCCGTATACAATTTGGGTTTTGCTACTTTCATGTCGGCAGACCATGCTTTAGTAATTATTTCTTTGTTGATCAGAATTGTCATCTGTAATACAAAAGCAATCATAAAAGATACAAATAGGCGCATCATAATATTTCCTCTACATCATTACGCCGGCGATGAAGCACCGTATTATCCAAGTACTATTATTTTGATACCAGCTACGCGAACCCCATACAACTGTCTGTCCATACAAATTAGGTTCGCGCACGACTGCTTCATCTGGAACGTCAATCCATTTACCTTCAATACGTACGCGGTAATGCGCTATACCGTCTGCACCTTTAATAGTATCCCAGTCTGCATCCTTGACTAATGCGCCATCCGCATCACTACAACATGGTCCTTTGCTAGAATGCAATTCTTCAAACCAATGATTAAGGTCAGGTCGCTTAGCATCATGTGCACTAGCCTGACTTGCATACCATAATAGCATAGCTGTCAATAATGCAGAGATGCCTAGTATAAAGATGGCCAAGAAAAGAGTTTCAAATTTATCAACTAATCTTTGACGCCAACGCTCAACTACAAAAGCAAAGCTGACATAGGTCAGAACTATGACAATGAGTAATAATGTCTTGATGCAGAAGTTTTCCATATTTATGCCTTAGGTGCAGTGAGATTGAAGGCTTGATAGGCTTTAGCATTACGTAATGTGACCAATGTCAGATTAGGTCTTGTGGTCATCGGGAACTCAATTGCTATCTCTCGTCCCAATAACAAGCGCAGCATATCCCAAAGCGACAGTTCAACGATATTGTTGCACCTATTCGATTTGATCATACTAAAGGTGAGCATTCAATTTTTCTTCAAGGACGTGTATCTTGTCCATAAGTTCACAATTCTTAGATACAAGAGCTTGCATTTTCACTTTTAGACTAGGTTGCACTTCTCCTCGCCATAGCATGCCTACTATCTCAAATACTCCAACTGCTTTCTCTTTATTGATCAGCATTTGTCTAAGCCCTGCTATGCCAAATGCTAATACATAAGCAATAATACAGCCTTCAGAAATGTTAGTTAATAGTTCCATCATGACGTCTTCTCTCTACAATGTACTCTAAAATCAATAGCTTGATATCCAAATGCAGCTATATACGATTTGGCCATCTGTTCACATTCTTGTTTTGATTGTACTTGTACTGATGCATGATAGCCTTTGGGTATAGGACATGCCGATATATGTGCTGCACACATCACACTAACTATGAAGTTCATTAGTATCTCACCTATACAATGGATATTACGCAGTTACTGTATACTACATACACGCTTTGCATAGTTTGTTTTAGTTACTATTCTTTATCATTTTAGTACTCGCAAATTGCGTATGTAGTCGTTCGCAAAACTATTTTTATTTTCTTTGCTTTTATGCTTGCAATTGTATAACAAGCCGTCTATACAATTCTCTTGTCAGCAACCAAAGGAGTTTTGCAATGTGCCAAAAACAAATTGGCTATCAAATCAAAAAGAATGGCAAGACAGCAACTCTTGAACTCAAGGGTTGCCCAAATATGTGGTTTTATAATGTCTGGTCTCCCAAAAAAGGTTTTGTTGCAACAGGATGGCGTAAGACTGAACAAGAAGCTCTAAAAGCTATTCAAGTTATTCTTGCTGCTAAAGGTGTCTAATGCACATAATCCACTTCAATGAGATGACAGTCAAGGTCGCCCTGCAACCTAATGGGGAATGGACAGCTGTCGACCATGACAACTATGATTTGGATAGTCCTGTTGGACATGGATCAACTATGCTTGAATCAATCGTCGATCTACGCGACCAATGCATCGAGAAGGGCTTACTGCTGCCTTTAGATAGATACAACTGAAAGGGGTTTATCATGGCTACTAAATTACCCTATGTCGTCGAATGTCGATCAACTTATGTCTTCTTTGAGCCTATCGCTGCTTTCAATGTGGCAGTAGTAGCGGTCGCCTATGCAAAAGATTGCAATGCAACCAATCCAATGTGTCAATATCGCGTTTGCAAAGGTAAGAAAATCTTAGCTATGTCAATTGACGGCAATTGGATTGAACCTGATAACGCTGCTTAAACGGCTACCGCAGCCTGCATAAAAATAAACTGTGCAGGCTGCTTTACTGTTTGAACCTTTTTAACAATAGCAAATTAATCCGACTTATTTTTCCAAATAGTCAACACAAGATCACCAACAGCAAAATAAGATGATCCCTCTCTTGCTAGATAAGGCTCAAAATCTGGATCAACTTTAATAGTATACAATCCCGGCCTAAGATTACACAAAAACTCATATACTATATCAGAACTTACTTTTGGTGCAGGAGGCGGCATTTAACTATTCCTCATTTAAGCAGCTTCTAATTCGTCTTCCTGAATTAGTAGCCTTATCTTATTGCCCAATAAGGCAATTAGTACCTTTTGACGGTCGCGTGCAGGCATACGCTCTACTAATGCTAAATGCCCTGCAAACGCGCCGGTCTGAATTGATACTTTATCACCTATTTCGAATTGTTTGGGCTTAGGCAATTGTATAATACCGTTGCGCTCTCTTGCCCTCAAATCATCAATTACATCATTTCTTACGATCGATGGACTCGATCCGCCTAGCAATGCTGCAATGCCATGGGTTGAATGCAGGCTGCGCCACTTATCTATTACATAGACAAATAGATAGCATGGGAATAGCGGGGCTTCAACATATTGAATGCGCTGCTTACGCAGCTTCCTTTCCAATATCTTGGGCTGATAATAGATGAAATCTTGCCGCTTGAGATTGTCGATGGCAATCTTTTCACTATTGGGGTGCGTTCGTGCCACAGTCCAAAAAGGCATTGAGTTCCCCTTACTGTCTGTAAGCGATTACAGTATAAGGGAATTAGACATCAAGCAAGCGCTAGTTTAAACAATTGCTTTTATGCTTGCAATTGTATATCAAACCGTCTATACAATTTGCTTGTCAGCAACAAAAGGGGTTTTGCAAAATGAATAATCTTTTCATTCGTCCAGATGGCGCACAGCCACAAGCCGCAGCTGTACTTGCTTATCTTCGCCAACATGATGGGATTGAATGTAGCTGGTCAAAAGAAAACAAGCGCTACATGTCAGAACCAGAAGTTAACCGTTGGCACAATTGCCGCGAACAAGGTTACGTAATCTCAATGCGGACGCCGAACTCAAAGCAAATCAATATTGCTTTCTTTGAACATCGTAATTCAGATGCGATTTGCGCCCTTGTGTTTGAAGCTTTCACCTTAAATCCTCCAACACTATCGGATATCCCTGAAAACGTTTACAAAGATAAGTGGGTTACAACTCATAATGTTGGTTATGGAAAGGCTGCCCAAATGGCAGATTTGATTATCAAACAACTTTCTACATTTTGGTCTGAAAATAGTCCTGCTTAAAATAAAAAGGCCTCGGGTCGCTCCGGGGCCTTTTCCATGTTTAAATGCGATTAGAGCGGCGAGGACAAGTTCTAGCCATAATGTTCTAGCTGAGTACCAGTCTTGACATAAAGAGGGTGCTTAGGCGCCCCTGCCTTAGTCCTGCCAAAGCAAAATACCGCAGGACGTCTTGAAGTAAA